CGCATGTACACCACCCTGCTCATCCTCCTGCTGGCGCCGCGCCCCGCGCCGCCGGTGGATTACGACAACCTGCCGGCGCGGCAGCAGTTCGGCCAGGCGGCGGCGCGTGGCCGGGCCTGGGTGGAGGTGCAGCGCGAGCGGCACGCCACCGTGCTGGCGGCGGCGCGCGGGCGGGCCTTTGCCCAGGCAGCGCGGGCGCGGGCCTTTGCCCTGCAGGCGCGCGAGCGCGGCTGGATTGCTGAGGATCTGACATGAGCCTCCCCCTGACCAAGCGCAGCTTCGACAGCCTGCCGTACACCGTGGACTTCGCCCCCCTGTTGGAGGTGGGCGAGAGCCTGGCCAGCGTGGCGGCGGTGGTGATCGAGCCGGCCACCACGCCCGCGCTCACTGCCGGCACGCCGGTGGTGCAGGGTGATGGGCACACCGTGGGCTTCGTGCTCAGCGCCGGCAAGCCCACCACCACCTACACCCTGCGCCTGCGCGGCACCCTGGCCGCAGCGGCCGGGCAGGTAGAGGCCACGGTGGCGCTCTTTGTCACTGACAACATCATCACCACTTGAGAGCGAAGGCCCCACGCATGCGCTACTACGCCCCCACCGCCTTTCGATCTGGCGGGGTTGACTACCCGCAGGGCTGGCTGGATCTGCCCGCCAGCAAGGGCGACCCCCTGGTGGCCACCGGCCAGCTGTACCTCGAGGTGCCCGATGGCGGCAGCCAATCCGTGCCCAGCGGCGCGGCGGTGCTGTATGGCCTCTACGCCAACCGCCCGGCAGCCGGCCCGGCCTATCAGAACAAGCTGTACATCTGCACCGACAGGCGCGGCGGCGCGCCGGCCTTCTGCGATGCGGCCAGCTGGGTCAGCTTCGCGGTGCCAGACCGGCCCAAGAGCGAGGTGACCGCATCGCGTGCCCTCACCGCTGCGGATGATGGCGTGCTGCTGCTCGGCAACTCGGCCAGCACCATCACCCTCACGCTGCCGGCCGGCCTGCCGGTGGGCTTCCAGTGCCGGGTCACCCAGATCGGCGCGGGCAAATGCACCATCGCCGCCAGCGGCGCCACGGTGAACGCGCAATCCAGCAAGTTCAGCACGGCAGCGCAGCACGCCACCATCGAGGTGCTGCCGGTGGTGGCCGCTGATTCGTACACCGTCACCGGCCAATCCGGCCTCTGATCATGCCCATCGCCGGCTACACCCCGCCACTGGTTGCCGCCAACGGCAAGCCGTGGAATTTCATCATCATCAATGGGGATGACTGGTATCGGGACACGCTGCGGGCCATGCCCAAGTTCCAGCTCAACTACGCGGCGCGCGGCATCTACTACCCGAACGCCAGCGTCAACACGCCGCTGTGCTTCCCGGGCCGTGCGGCCACCTACACCGGCTGGCGCGTGGAGCGGCACGACGCTGTGGACAACGGCAGCGGCGAGCGCTACATCGCCAGCGGCGCGCTGGCCAACACCATCCCCGTGATCCTGGAGCGGGCCGGGTACTGGAATGGCTTCATCGGCAAGATTTACAACGGCCTCGGCGAGAACGGCAACGGCGGCTTTGGCGAGCTGCCGTGGAAGCACCCGGGCGTGCACTACATGGCCGGCCAGTGGGGTGCGCCCAACTACTTCGACTGGGAAGAGCTGCAGGCAGACGGCACCATCCGCATGACGCACGGCACGGCCGACACCAACGCCGCCGGCACCGACTACGCGGTGGACGTGGAGCGCCTGCGCTGCGTGGAGTTCTTCGACAGCGTGCCCGCTGGCCGGCCCTGGAGCCTGATCCTGGCCACCAAGGGCACCCACCAGGACAGCGGGGGCGTGGCCATCCCACCCGCCCGCTACGCCAACACCGCGGTGACGCTGACCGAGGATGCCAGCTTCGGCGTCGACCTCACCACCATGGGCCACGGCTCCTGGAGCCAGGCCGTGGCCACCGTGCCGTGGGATGAGGATGCGGTGACGGCGGCCCGCCTGGGCCACACCGAGGCGCTGCGCACCGCGCTGGCGGTGGATGACTGCGTGGACCTGATCCGCACCGAGCTCATCGCTCGCGGGTGGGACCAGCACACCATCATCATCATCAAGTGCGACAACGCGCACTCGGGCGGTGAGGGCTGCTTCGACGCCAAGGGCGTGCCGCACGAGAGCGCCACCGACGCGGTGATGTGGGTCTACGTGCCTGGCGTGCCCGGCGGCGTCTGCTACGCGCCGGTGAGTGACATCGATGTGGCGCCGTTCGTGTACGAGATGGCCGGCACCGCGCCGCCCATCGCCTGCCACGGCATGAGCTTCTACCCCACGCTGTTCGACAAGGGCCACCCGCACCGCCTGGCCGCACCGATCAGCAACCCCGAGAAAGACAGCCCGGTCTTCTCAGCCATTCAGTTCGGCGGCAACCCCGGCCGCATGTACTACCGCATCTTGCCCGCCAGCACCAAGGGTGCCAACCAGGTGGGCGGCTATGTGGATGCCAGCCATACCAAGAACGTGATCACCCCAGGTGATGCGCAGATCCTGGCCGCCATCGAGAACGCCCGCAGCTAGACCAGTTTCAACCCGCGCCCATCGGCGCACCGCCCCAACAGGCACCCCACGGTGCCACCCCCTACGGCCCGCCCGGCTTCACAGCTCGGCGGGCTTCGTCGTTTCTGGACCTCTGAAGAAGGAACCCATCATGAACATCCGTGCACTCAAGGCCAAGCTGGCCACCGTCCTGGGCCAGGCCCGGGGCATCACCGACAAGGCCGCAGCCGAAGGCCGCGACACCCTCAGCGCCGAAGAGCAATCTGCGTTCGACGGCCACATGGCCGCCAGCCAGCAGCTGCGCGCGCAGATCACCAACCTGGAGGCCCTGGCCGATGCCGAGGCCGGCATGGGCACCGCGCTCGATCTGGGCCAGCAAGCCCAGGTCACCGGCACCAAGACCAATGTGGCCGACGACCCCAAGCGCGGCTTCAAGAGCTTTGGTGAATACGCCAAGGCCGTGCGCGCCGGTGCCGGTGGCCGCCCGGATGAGCGCCTGCTCATCGGCGCTGCCGCCCCCACCACCTTCAGCAACGAGAGCTCGGGCGGTGACGGCGGCTTTGCCGTGCCCCCGGAGTACAGCCGCGAGATCTGGAACCTGAGCCTGATGGAGGATTCCCTGATCCCCATGACGGACAACACCCCGATCAACGGCAACTCGATGGTGTTCCCGCAAGACGAGACCACCCCCTGGGGAACCGATGGCGTGCGCGCCTACTGGGCTGCCGAGGCCTCTGCCGCCACGCAGACCAAGGTGAAGATGGGTGTGGCCAGCCTGCGGCTCAACAAGCTGATGGCGCTCATGCCCATCACCGACGAGCTGACCGAGGATGCCGCCGCACTCGGCGCCTACCTGCTGGACAAGGGCGCCACCAGCATCCGCTGGAAGGCGAACGAGGCCATCTTCCAGGGCACCGGCGCGGGCCAACCCCAGGGCCTGATGAATTCCGCCGCCATGGTGGAAGTGGCCAAGGAATCTGGCCAGGCCGCCAGCACGCTGGACCCGAAGAACCTGGCCAAGATGATTGCCCGCCTGCCGCCCGGCAGCTACGGCAAGAGCGTGTGGGTCATCGGGCCGGATTCGCTGCCCGCCCTGTTCACCCTGAGCCTGGGCAATTACCCGATCTACCTGCCGCAGGGCGGTGGTGTGCCGGCGCTGCAGGGCTCGCCCTATGGCTCCCTGCTGGGCCGGCCGGTGATGGTCAGCCAGCACGCCGAGGCCTTCAGCTCGGCGGGTGACGTGCAGCTGCACGACCTGAGCTACTACCGCACCATCACCAAGGCCGGCGGCATCGAGACGGCCACCAGCATGCACCTGTTCTTCGACGCGGGCGCCACGGCCTTCCGCGTCACCTTCCGCATGGACGGTGCACCCAAGCTCAAGGCCGCCATCAGCCAGAGCAAGGGCGCCAACACGCTCAGCCCGTTCGTGCGCCTGGGCGCCCGCTGATCTGAGCCCTGACAGCGGCCCGGCACGGCGCCGGGCCGCAACCCTCATTCCCCTGAAAGGATCGAATCGTGAACACCAACGCCAAGCCCTCGGAGATTGTGGCCCTGCTGCAATCCCACTCGCCGCAGTCCCAAGCTGCATCGACCGTCAACACCAACTGCATCGACGTGTCGAAGTTCCACACCATCATGGCCGTCTTGCAGACGGGCGTGCTCGGCGCCAGCGCCACGGTGGACTTCTCGCTGCAGCAGGCCACCGACACCTCGGCAACGGGCGTCAAGAACATCGCCGGCAAGGCCCTGACGCAGATCGTCAAGGCCTCGGGCGATGACAAGCAGGCCATCATCAACCTGCGGGTCTCGGATCTGGATGTGGAAGGCGGTTTCGACTGCGTTCGCATGAAGATCATCGTGGGCACTGCCGCCTCGCTGGTCTCGGCGCAGCTGTACGGCATCGGCCCGCGCATGGCCCCGGCCTCGGACAGCAACCCGGCCACCGTGGTCCAGGTGGTCTAACAGGCCACCCGCCGGGCGGCACTGCTGCCCGGCCCCCATTCCCCAACTGTGAGCCGCGCATATGAGCTACACGCTGACCACCGCGCCCAGCGCGGAGCCCCTGACCCTGGCCGAGGTGAAGACCTTTTGCCAGGTGGAGGCGGATGTCACGGCTGATGATGAGCTCATTGCCAACGTGCTCATCCCCGCCGCCCGCCAGGCCTGCGAGCACCTCACCGGCCGCGCGCTCATCACCCAGCAGTGGCGCCGCACGCTGGACAGCTTCGGCTGCGGCCCCATCGATCTGGAGCGCGCGCCCCTGGCCAGTGTGGAAAGCGTGCAGTACCTGGACAGCGCGGGCGCCTGGCAGACGGCTGATGCCGCGCTGTACACGGTGGACACCGCCAGCCAGCCCGGCCGCGTGGCCCTGGCCTTCGGGCAGGTGTGGCCGCAGGTGCAATACCAGATCGCCAGCGTGCGCATCAACTACACGGCGGGCTACGGTGCAGCCGGCTCGGCCGTGCCAGAAAGCCTCAAGCACTGGATGCTCATGCGAATCCGCGGCATGTACGAGCTGCGCGGCGAGAGCGTGGAGGTGATGCGCGGCCAGCTTGCCAAGCCCGGCTTTGTGGATGGCCTGCTGGACGCTTACCGCGTGGTGGGGCATTGATCGGCTGAGGTAACCGGCGCCGGAAGGCGTCCGGTTGAGCGAGGGGTTCGGCCTCAACGCGCCGGACGTGAAAGGACTGACATGGGCAAGGGAACTGATGCCGCTCGCGCCGCTGGCGCTGGGCTGCACGCGGACGTGATCGACGACTTCAAGGACCAACTGCTGATCGCGTTCCTGCGGCGGCTTGGGAACAAGGTTTCGATCCCGGTCAAGGAGGTGGACGAGACGGGGCGTTTCGTCTGCGCGTTCAACATCGAGGGCGATGCCTTCAATTTCGAGCTGACGGAGAAGCAATGAACACCACGCTGACGGACGGCTCCCCGGTGACGCCTGACCACCGCGAGATTGACCCCGCCACAGGTCAGCAGAAGGGCTACGTGGTCCTGAGCGCCGAGGAACGCGCGAAGGGCTTTGTGCGGCCCGTGCGCAGCGCCTACGTGCATGACGAGTGCGGCGGCGTGACGACGATGGGCTTGGCGCTGGCCGAGACCTATGCCCGCGAGCCAGGCTTCTACAGCGGCACATTCTGCGCCGTTTGCCGTTCCCACTTCCCTGTGGGCGCCGATGGCGAGTTCACATGGAAGGGGACGACCGACAAGGTTGGAACTTGAGGCCGAACCATGCGCTGCCACAACCTGCCGCACCAGATCACCCTGCAGACGCGGGGCAGCACGCCCGACGCGCTGGGCCAGGTGACCACCGGCTGGGCAGACACGCGCACCTGCCGCGCCAAGTGCGAGCCGCTCACCGGCCGTGAGTGGTTCGCTGCCGGCCAGCTGCAGGGCAGCATCAGCCTGCGGGTGACCATCCGCTACTTCGCCGGCATCACCAGCGGCATGCGGGTGCTATGGCGCGGTGACCCTTACGAAATCATCAGCGTGCTCGAGCCCGATGCGGGCCTGGAGTGGCTGGAGTTGATGTGTGCCAGCGGGGTGCGTGATGCCCGTTGAAGCCAAGGTGCAGGGCCTGCCGGACTTGCGGGCCGCGCTGCGGGGCATCGTGCCCAAGCTGCGGCGCCGTGCGCTGCGCAACGCGCTGGCCGCCGGTGCGCGTGTGGTGCGTGACGCTGCCAAGGCCCAGGCCCCGGTGCTCAACAGCGCCGCGCGGAGCGCGCCCTACCGCAAGGCGGGCACCGTGCGCGACGCCATCACCGTGCGCACCAGCAAGCAGGCGCGCAGGCGGGGCGATGTGGGCGTGTTCGTCAACGTGCGCCCGGCCATGGGCCCGGCGCGTGGGGCGCGCAGCAACCGTGACCCGTTTTATTGGCGGTTTCTGGAGTTCGGCACCGCCAAGATGAGCCCGCGCTCATTCCTGCAGCCGGCCGGCGCCAAGCTGGCCCAGGCGCTGGCCGTGTTCCTGCAAAAGATCGGCCCCCAGATCCAGAAGCTGAACGGC